GTAGAAGAGTTCCGCACTAAGGCACTTAAAGCAGTTGACCTTTATATGAAAAAACCTGAAGGAGAACGCAGTCCTTGTATGTTTGTGCTAGACTCTCTGGGTATGCTTTCAACTAGTAAAGAGATTAATGATGCTCTGAATGATAAAGAAGTTCGGGACATGACTAAATCTCAACTGATTAAAGGTGCCTTCCGTATGTTGACTCTCAAACTGGGTCAGGCAAAAATTCCAATGTTAGTTACTAATCACACTTATGATGTTATTGGTGCATATGTTCCTACAAAGGAAATGGGTGGTGGTAGTGGTCTTAAGTACGCCGCTTCTACTATCATATATCTCAGTAAAAAGAAAGAGAAAGATGGAACAGAAGTCATTGGAAATATTATCAAAGCAAAGACTCATAAATCGCGTTTAAGTAAGGAGAATCAAGATGTGGAAGTCCGTCTTTATTATGATGAGCGCGGCCTTGATCGTTACTATGGTCTTTTGGAACTTGGTGAACTTGGTGGACTCTGGAAGAATGTAGCAGGTCGTTATGAAATGGATGGTAAGAAAATTTACGCCAAAGAAATTCTTAAAAATCCCGAAAAGTATTTTACTGAAGAAGTAATGCAACAACTTGATGTGATTGCTAAGGGTAATTTTAGTTACGGAGCATAATAATTAATGGAAAAGATTGAGTTTCTAATTCTTAGAAACCTTATACACGATGAAGACTATTTAAGAAAAGTTTTACCATTCATTAAGGACGAATATTTTGAAGATCTAGAGCAAAAAATTGTATTTGAAGAAATTTCTAAATTTGTTCTTGAATATAATAATCTACCAACAAAAGAAGTTCTTTGTATTGAGGTTGAAAAAAGAAATGATGTAAATGAGGAACAGTTTAGAAAACTTGTACACCTTATTACTAATTTGGAGGATGTTTCCTCTGAAAAAAATTGGTTAATCGACACCACAGAAAAATGGTGTCGTGATCGTGCTATTTACTTAGCACTAATGGAATCTATCCAACTTGCTGATGGGAAAGGTGATAAAAATCGAGATGCAATCCCATCAATTCTTCAAGATGCTCTTGCAGTTTCTTTTGATAATCATGTAGGTCACGATTATTTACTAGACTATGAACAACGTTACGAATCTTATCATAAATCGGAGGATAAAATTGAATTTGATCTCGAACACTTTAATAAAATCACGAAAGGTGGTCTCCCTAACAAAACTCTTAATATCGCTCTTGCTGGTACGGGCGTCGGCAAGTCTTTATTCATGTGCCACGTTGCTAGCTCCGTCTTGCTCCAAGGACGGAACGTTCTGTACATTACGTTGGAAATGGCAGAAGAAAAAATTGCTGAACGAATTGATGCAAACCTCTTAAATGTAAATATCAAAGATATTGCAGATTTACCTAAATCTGTATTTGAATCTAAGGTAAACAATATCGCAAAGAAAACTCAAGGAACTTTAATTATTAAAGAGTATCCGACTGCTTCTGCTCATGCTGGACATTTTAAAGGGTTGTTGAATGAACTTTCACTTAAAAAATCATTCAAACCCGATATTATCTTCATTGATTATTTGAATATTTGTGCATCATCTCGATATAAGGGAAATAGTAACATTAATTCTTATTCCTATATTAAGGCGATTGCAGAAGAACTTCGTGGTCTTGCTGTAGAATTTAGTGTCCCAATTGTTAGTGCTACTCAAACAACTCGTAGTGGTTATGGAAATTCTGATGTGGAATTAACTGATACCTCAGAATCATTTGGGTTACCTGCAACTGCTGACCTTATGTTTGCTCTCATTAGTACGGAAGAACTTGAAGAACTTGGGCAAATAATGGTCAAGCAACTTAAGAACCGATATAATGATCCAACAATGCATAAAAGATTTGTTATTGGGATTGATCGGGCAAAAATGAGATTGTATGATGTCGAACAATCTGCTCAAAAAGATATACTTGACTCTAGCAAAGAAGAAGAGTATGATTACGAAGAAAGTCAAAAACCATCGTTAAAAGAAAAATTTGGAGGATTTAAATTCTAATATGGAACAAAAAATTGATTCTAACAAGTACATCGAATTCGTTCGTCAAACTACAAGTCCAGCAAGTAGCGATCTTGCACAACTTCTTTCTCGCATTACTGAACTTGAAGTAAATAATGATGCCGATGTTCCTCGTTTAATTACTGCTGCTTTAGGTATAAGTGCAGAAGCAGGTGAGTTTACTGAAGTAGTGAAAAAAATTATCCTTCAAGGTAAATCATACAATGAGGAAAATGTTTTTCACATGAAGCGTGAACTTGGTGACATTTGCTGGTATCTTGCTCAAGCATGTATGGCACTTAACACTAATTTTGATGAAATTATGGAAATGAATTATGAAAAACTAAGTGCTCGTTATCCCGAGGGAGCATTTGATGTTTATAGGTCTGAAAATCGTAAAGAAAATGATATTTGATTTATTGTAAACTAAATAATTTTTAAGAGGACTTTTTGTCCTCTTTTTTATTATAAATTATAAAGGAGATTTTATTTTTTAAAATCTTATAAAAAATAAATATGAGTATATCTAACTACACATGAAAAAATTTTCTCAATTCATTCAAGAAGCAAATAATTCTTTGTCTGAATTTGTAGACAAGAATAAGAATCTTGCTGTCTTTAATGCGAAGAGAGTTCGTCTTCCTAGCGGAGGAAGACTAATCCCTGATGGTCATGGTGGATATCATGATAGTAAAACTGGAGAGTATGTTGCAGATTCTGAACTTACTAATGGCGGCACTACTAAACTAAAGTTTTTTAATCAGAATCAAAAACTTGGAAAAAGAGATCCTGCCCAAAACCGATCTAAACTCTCACCTTTAGTTCCACCTTCACATCAAACTAGTGAAGAATATGAAAAAGAACTTCGGGAGAAATATATTAATGGTGAAATATTCAAAGAGGGTGAGTGGGTAGAAAATTTGAATACTGGTTTAGTTGGAAAAATTATTCGTAGGGGAACTAATTACCTTATCTGTGTTACTGAAGATAAGGTAATGTTTAAACCTTGGATTAAAGATGTGAAGGAATGGACAAATATATCTGGAGTTCCTGCTAATCAAAGAGAAGTGGGAACGGATGCTTTTAGAAAATATGTTATGTCAGTATCTAATGCTAAAAAGATCGACAATTTTAATGTAAAAAAATTCATAAATAAGTATAAAGTAAAAAGAACATAGAAAAATGCTTTCTCATATTGCGACTGATTTACATAAATCATATCTTGAAGAAGTTTTTAAACCCCAATTGGGAAAACCTGGTGCATCAACACCAGAAAAATCAACCTCCTCATCAGATCTTGATGGAGATGGGGATACTGATTCATTTGAGAAAAAAGTTCGTCAATTCATTTATGATGTTCGTCACTTAGTAAGAAAGCAAAATATCCCTGTAGAAAAAGCATTTCAAATGCGCTCTGCAAAAACCAATTATGGTGCAGATGTAATTAAAGCGGCAAAAGAAAAACTTGGAATTAAATCTGGTGGATCAGTGCCTGTTTCTGAAGAATCTTCAGAAAGAATGGTAACTGTAACTATAAATTATAAGAATGGAACAACAGACCGTAGAAATGTTCCATACAGTGAAATTTCTTCACTGAGAGCAAAACCAACTATTTCTTCAGTTGAGGTTAGTTCCAATAAAGTTTCTTATGGTGCTGGTGAGAAATATGAAAAGAAGTATGGACGTGGCGGTAAAAATACTGTTGGTGATAGAGATGGTGATGGAACAGAAGAACCAGATAGACATGAATATGCTGGCGTAAAGGACAATGCTATCAAAAAAGCAATGTCTAGCAAAAAGAAACTTAAGGGATATGGTGTAAGCGAAGGTTTCTCAAATTGGAGACAAGACCTTAAAGAAGTAATCGGTGTGGACGATGAAATTGCTTCTAGAAATGAGAAGCAAATAAAGGAAAAGAAAGTAGATAATTATGGTGGTGGAAAAAATTCAGTTGTAAAAATAAATCCAGAAGTAACTGAAGAAACAGAAATTCTTGGTGGTCATATTGTTGAAACATTTGAACTGGACGAGTCTTATGTTGACCAGGTAATTGAAATTGCTACCGATTTTTTCCACAATTGCGGATTAAATGAAAATGGTGTAGATATTGTAATTGAAGAACTTGGCGAAGAAAAGTTTAATGAATTTGTTTTTGATCTTGCTGAAGAATATTTCTTAAGTGAAGCAAGAACATTAACTGGAAAGAAAAAATCACCTGCAACTGGAAAAGAATTAGGAACTTCTAGAAAAGCAGCACCAGGAAAAACAACAAAGGCAGCAGTTGAAAAGCACGGAACAAC